CATTTCTCTTATTGCGTCCTCACCCAGCTTCATTTTGCGGATGATACCGTTCATCTCGTCGAGATTCACATGGCTGGTGGCCGTTGGTGTCACAGTGACCTGGCGGCACTGCACTTTTTTGATCATGCCCTCCACGTGCAGGGTTTGTAGCATGGGCCTGCCATCATTGAACAGGCTGCGGAACAAGGCATCACCTAGATTCTCTGCAGCCTGACCGGGTTCGGACTCTATTACTTTCATCATAGCGTCGTGCATGGCCACGGGCAGCACGTCTGGGTACACCACCAGGCACATGTGTTCTTCGCCCGGCACCTCTCTGAATACGATGGCCACCTTGCGATCGCCGTGTTTTCCAATATGTTTGATCACTTAGATTCTCCTTGTTGGCCCTGCATTTCCGCTTCGGCCTGTTTGATCACGGTATCTAGGAATGTGGAAAGTTTGTCATATACTTCGCCCACGGCCTTCATTTCTGGTGCACGGAACGCGCCGCGTGAGCAGGCGAGATCGATGACATTTTTGAGCACTGCTAGATCAGTGATCGATAACTGCGTGGGTTGATTTTCCATGTAGATATTTACGCCATAAAAAAACCCTGTGCTAGGAAAAGCCCAGGGTTTTTGATGGTTCTGGAGAAATCAGTCAGTGTCGCCGTACTTGGCCCACACGCCAAACGGGGGATCTGGATTGGGATTGCCATGGATGATCCACACTGTATCACAGAAGTTTTCATCACCCCATGACCCAAACGGATATCCGTCTGTGAACATGACCAGTCGTTTGGGTTCGATATCGTTGGATTTGAGATAGTTGAACACGCACTCAAAATCTGTGCCACCACCACCGGACAATTCGTAGCCCGTGATATCCTCCAGATTATCGCTGTCAAACTGTCGAGGATTGTAGATTTCTGTATCGAAGCATACCACATGGATGCGATATGAATCAAACGCCTCCATGATGCCCTGTACTTCGGCCAGGAAGTCTCGGCCCTGGGCATCTGTGATCGAACCAGACATATCGATGCCGACAGCGATGTCGATGGCATCTGTGTTCCGCATGCCCGGCATCACTGCATCTTGGTGCCAACCTTTGCGGCTCGATCGTATCCAAGTATAATCGCTCTTGATCGTGGATTCTAACTGCATGCGGAGCAATTCGCGCCAGTTCATCTTGGGTTCGGTGAGATTCTGGATCAGGCGTTTGATACCTGCTGGCAAATTGCCTGCGTCGCAGGTCTGGGCCGCTGAAAGCATGGCTTCCTTTATCTCGTCGCGGATCTTTTGTCGTTCCTCATCACTGATATTTGGTCGACCTTTGCCATTGCCTTGATTTTTGCCCGAGCCACCACCTTCGCCATCCCCCTCCAGGTGCTCATCTAAGATACGGTCCACAAGGTCATCTATGGAGATCTTTTCCGCGTTTTCGTACAAGATGTCATAGATCTCTTCTGAGCTCTTGCCTTCATATTTTTGATCGTACAGGCAAGGCACAGATGTGATGAACTCGCCCACTCGATGTTTCTTGAGGTCACCGTTTACACAGAAGTCATTGGCTATGTTCCATAACTGCGGATCGCGGTCACCTCTGCGGCCGAAGTGATCATACACGCAATGTAGCACCTCATGTCCAAACAGGAATTCGATCTCTTTGGGTTTGAGCATCTTGATGAATCGGCTGTTGTAGTAGAAGTTCCTGCCATCGGTAGCCGCTGTGGCGCACCATTCGTCGGCGTTGATCAATTTGAGCCTGGTAGCCAGATTACCGAAGAAACTGGCGCGGAGCAACATGCCCACTCGGGCAGTGACCAGCATCTCGCGCACTTCACGATCCAGTTTGGTATCCATTGGCCCAATAAGGTTGGCGAAGCGTTTGGCATCGTCTCGATTGGCGGTATCTTGTGTTGCTGTGGTCATAGATCGCTCCTATATTGTAATTATTATACGATATTTGTTATTTTTGGTCAACCGGGTGAGCCAACTGGAAAAAAGCCAATTCTTTTTGGCTGGCAACATAGATCCAGAGCTCATCGTAGCCGTAGGTCCAGGACCAATGAGGGTTGCAGTGCGCAGGAAGATCATCCAAAATACCAGATGCTTTCTGCCTCTGCCGACTGACCATCCACGCCGTGGCCTGCTGGGCCCATTTCTGCATTTTGCTTTAATCTCGTAGCTCGGCACTCCAGCCATAGGTATTGCGGAACCATTCCAGGGCGTTGTTGAACTGTAACGGTCCGTGATCTACGGCCATGCGGTTGGAATACTTGATGCAGAAGCCAAACAAATCTCGATAGGTATATCGACCATCTAGTCTGATGATTTCGTATTTGATCTGTGTAAACTTTGTCAGCACAATTTGATCTGTGTAAACTTTGTCAGCACAAACACTGCAGTATACATACAAAGATGATATCTGTCGAGAACTTCTATTGGATTTTATACGAAAATCTGCTCAAACCAGTCAACCTGCCAGTTAGATATTACTATCCATTTGGAACCACCAATATACTGGTAAAATGTGAATATGACCAAATGCCGTGGCATCCCGATGACAGTTCAGCAGTCTTGTTTCATTTTGATCAGGAACCCATCTATCAAAGTGATGATCCAGCATTGATCAAAGGATTAAGGGGTAATCAGTTCAAATGGCCTCGCATACTGGCTAACAGCGAAATTTCCGACATCAAGAAAAAAGCCTGTAAAGATCATGTGTTGTTGGATTGGTATTATTTTTATCATGGTTTCGCTGCCATGAATTGGTACAGAGATTCGCGATACATCAAAACCAGTGCTCCTATCATCAAAAAGTTTTGCAGTCTCAATCATTTAGTCACTGGTTCTAGGTCTTATCGAATGTCTATGGCAGCGAGATTAGATCAAAGAGGGGTGATTGATCAAGGCATGATCAGTTTTCATGGAGATCGCCAGGATTGTCTAAATGAACTACAAAATACCAATACCTATCTCACTGACGCAGAAAAAGAGATAATATCTGCATGGATCGAGCGAGATTCAAGCCCCAGAAGATGGATCGATCGCCAAGATGTCAACGGCGACCTCAGTGCTCATTTTGGAGTCCACGAATACAGGATGTGGCAACAAAGTTTTTTACACGTGGTCAATGAAAGTATCTTTTATCATAGAAAATTGCATCTCACTGAAAAAATATTCCAACCCATAGTGTGCTTAAGACCTTTTGTGTTGGTTGGTGCTCCGGGAAATTTGGCATATCTGAAATCCTATGGATTCAAGACCTTTGATAGATGGATCGATGAAACGTACGATCTAGTCGATGATGATTCGTATAGAATGGACATGATTTCAGCACAGATAGAGAAAGTTTGCAGCCAGTCTTTGGATCAATTGAACGATATGCTTGCTGACATGCAAGAAGTATTACAACACAACCAAAAACATTTTTTTGGTAGATTTCGAGAAATTATCGTAGACGAATTGGTAGACAATTTTGATAAATGTCTTAGACTATGGAACAATGGACGCATTGACAGAGTATGGCCGCGGCATCCAGACCTGCAATCTGTGAAGAATTTACTGTGCCAAATTTAAAAAATCACAAGTTTTTCTGTGCATTACCGTTCCATCACGTGCAAGTCAAAACCAGCGGTGAATATGCTCCCTGCTGTATGCATGCTGTTCCTGCGTTTGAAAAAATGAACATCAATCAGCATTCGTTGATACAATGGCAAAGTTCACGATATCTTCGAGAAGTGCAAGATCATATGTTAAATGACCAACCGCATGCCGGCTGTGCCAAATGTTGGTCTCACGAAAAACAAGGATTTGCTAGTTTACGACAACGCACCAAACAGGAATATGAGATTCTGGGTGTTGATACCGATCAGGCTGGCATAAAAAATTGCGAGATTGATATAGACAATATCTGCAACTTGAAATGCCTCATGTGCGATGAAAAAAGCAGCAGTGCGATTCTCGCCGAGAATGTCAAGTTGAAAATCAATAAAATCACTCAAAAAGATATAGAATGGTCTGACCTAGGCTATACACACCTCAAAGACATCTTGGACATAAAGCAATTGAAAGTGCTCAATGTCAGAGGTGGAGAACCAATGGTCAACAAAAAATTAATGGCTGTGCTAGAAGAGATTCCAGCATCTAAGGCGAGATTGATGTTATTGCATATTACCACCAATGGCACCCGATTTGATGAACGATGGAAAACCGTGTTTGCCAAATTTGGTCTAGTAAGTATCATGTTCAGTCTGGATGCCGTGGGACCATTATTAGAATATATGAGATATCCTGCATGTTGGTCTGAGATCCAGGATAATGTTGATCGTTTGCTGTTATTGCCAAATGTGAAGGCCACTGTGCATTGTGTCGTACAAAACCTCAACATATCTAGTTTGGAAGGTATAGTCAGATGGTGCGACCACAAAAAACTTTTTCTGACCATGGATGCACTTACGTCACCTGATTACTTGCATTTAACTAATCTTCCATCCAGGCAAAAAGATATCGCACTGACCAATCTCCAATACTTGTTGGACGGATCTTCGTCGTCCAATGTAAGGACATTTGTGCAAAGTTGTTTAGAAAGACTGCACAACAGTGCCTATGATCCCAGGTTATGGCAGGCTTTTATAGATAAAGTTTCGCGGCGAGATCAATTGCGAGATAACTCTTGGCGAGCGTTTATTTCTGATATTTAAGGCTGAACATGATGGCGTCGTTGGTGTCGCGGAACTGAAAGTCGATTATCCAGATATTAGTTTGTGTATCAGGAGTCTGAGCTGTGACAAATTGCCATCGTCGCCGACCACCCGGCGGACCAAAATCCAGGGCGACTGATCTCAACAGATCTTGCACTTCTTGATGGCTGTATGGTCGGAACTCAAACCGGACAACTGATGTGAGCAGGGCGGGATCTGACATAGCCCTATGTCCGCTCACGCGATAGATCCCGCCCGTTGATTTGTTAGGAGTTAGCCTGCAGGATGTACTTGCCGTATCGCTGGTGGAACTCGTCGAAGTTCTTGAGCTTGGTGGGTTGGAACGGCAGGTTGTAGGTTGTGAGCGCAATACGAGCCCCCATCACCACGAGCTCAGTCTCGAAGTTCTTCATCATGTAGCCGAAGAAATTGTCCGCCATAGCATGGAACTCTTTATCTGTGACCTTGCGCACTTCCAAGGCATCCTTGAGCTCATAACACAGGCTGATCACCAGGCTGTACATGGCCGATACTTCTTTGACTTGCAGTTCTTTTTCTTTTCCACTTAAGATGTCTTCGGGCCGAGGTAACTTACCTGCGATCCGGCGATGGGCCTGGAACTTCACTGCCAGGCCCTCGCCTACTGTACCGGCGATGAGATCTGTGGCAGTGGCATCATCGAGATCTTCATCTTCTAACAGTTCGCTCACGAAACACCACGAACGCGGTGTGGCAAACGCACGGCTAGAGCTCTTGGCGTCGAAATCGTAGAGGTCCTGTTTGGCGAATGAAAGATAACCCACCACGTCTTTGTGGATGTTGTTAAGCACCGCCCACTCTTGCCAGGTGGCAAAATCTGCACGCATCTCTACATGCACGAAACGATTGGCCAAAGGCGTAGGCATGCGGTATGTCACACCCTTGTCTGATTCGCGATTGCCTGCGGCGATCATCACCACATTGTCGGGCAAGCGGTACTTGCCGATTCGACGATTTAACACCAACTGATAGGCTGCCGCCTGCACCGCCGGAGCTGCAGAGTTCATCTCATCCATGAACAGTACCACGATTGGATACTGGCCGGCCAGTTCCGCATCGGGCAGATCGATGGGCGGAGCCCAGTCCATCCGGCCTAGTTCCTTGTTGTAGAACGGGATACCACGGATGTCTGTTGGGTCCATCTGGCCCAGTCTCAGATCGATCATGAAGCCACCCAGTTCGGCCGTGATATCTGCTACCACTTCGCTCTTGCCGATTCCGGGAGGACCCCACAGGAACATGGGACGTTTTTTAGCAAAGCATTTCATTACTGCTCGGCGGGCACCAATCGCGGTAACGGTGCGGTTTTCTACTGACATGGGCTATGCCTTTCTAGTTTGATTATTGGAATTGTAGTGTAAGCGAAATTGGGTTTTATGGTCAACCTGTGCTGACTGGGTCAACCGCCTGGTCGGCCAACACCACGGCCACCTGATAGGATTTCCTGGCACCAAATTGGATGGCGGCAAGATTACGGGCGGTGTAAGAGTTGAGTGCCTGTATCTGGATGGTGCGTCTGCGATAATAGGCTAGATAGGTACGATCCATAGTAGGGCTCGTATGATTGACACAATGTCCATATTATACCACTATGCGATTTAGTGGTCAACCTTGCTTAGATAATATGTAAGCGAATGCTTACCAAATTTGAACTATAAATCACCAAGATAGTATGCTCGACTGGGGCAACTGGCTAATACCTTAAATGTTTCATGCAAATCGTGATCTTGTTGCAGGTATTTTGAATATTCTGTACCAATCAACGTATGTTCTAGCATTGCTGTATAATCATGCATGATATCATGCCATCTTTTGGAACCAGTTATATGACTGTTATTGATAAACCAATTTTCATGTGTTTGTGCGAATAGTCCTTTGGGTTTTTGGCTTTGCCAGATTGGATGATAATCAGGGTAAATCAATGGATTGATGATGCTAAGGTAGGTAGGTCTATCATTTATAAATTTAATCATGTTGGAATGTTTGCGAAACCAATTCATTATGACATGACCTTGTTTTGTCATCATGTCAACGCAGTCTGGATCCCAGTAAAAGAAGATATCTTGCACTCCCACACCAAAAAACTGGCGTTCAAAAACACTGCGAAGTATGACCTGATTATCGTAAAATACCAAATAAAATTTTCCATCCGCGAATTCAACATTGGGTTTATCAACTCCATACACCATGGCAGATGATTCATGGTTGGGAATTCCAAATGGGTTATGCTCAGCGAGATCTGGTGTTTTTAAAATACCTCCCGGATGGAAATTATTATGTATACTGAAATCTATGTTTGCTGCCTGCCATCCTTGCTTGATTGGTTCTACGATGTTCCAAGTGTGCCATTTGAGATTGGGATTCAATTCAAGCAATTTTTGGAAACTTGGCCATGCTTGTAATTTTCCTTCGGCCCATTGATTCGATGATGATTTATCGGTGGGGGTTGTTATGGTTTCTTCAGCATAACGATGAATCACGCTATCTACATGTAATCCTTGACGACAGAAATGATACAGTAGATTCCAGCTGTCGGCTCCACCACTGAATTCTACCGCGATGTGCTGATATCTTTCCCGTAATGTGCGAGCACGATTACCATAAAATGTTGTTAAAGAATCTTTAGGTTCACGGCTCCAATCGTGTTTGCTAAAGATGTCATCGTTGAAATCCCAATGTATCCAATGACCAGATTTCACTGCATCTATCACTGCTGATAATTTGTTATGATAATCTTTGCCGTTGCTCTTCCATGCTCCAAATCTTTTTTGATGTAGGCAATTGTTCAGCATTTTACTGAGCAAATTTTTTATTATTTTTCATGACTTCTAATTCTTTACCTAGCTCTTGCTCTACCTGTGCCACAGACAGATCTACAGGTACCAGGCTGAGTTCCGAGAAACGTTTCACTGTTTCGGGCAATTTTATCGCTGCCCTAAATACAAAGTTATAATATTGGATGATATGAGCAGGTGTCCCGGCTGGCACCGAAAGCATTTGAAGATTATTGGCACGGTAACCGGGAATGATTGATCCCAAAGCTTCTGCATCGGGATACACAGATAATTTGCTAGGCCATGTCGCTGCCACTGCTCGGATGCGTCCACTTTGTACAAAAGGAGCACCGCTAGTAGCTCCTGCACCAAATATTGTGATATCCCCATTGGCGGCACTTATGGCCATTTCCGCCGGGGTTCTAAACATCACCTGATATGGTTTGATACCATAGTGATCTAGGAATTGGCTGATATACATGCATTGATGCTTGATATTGCAGCCAATGGCAAACTTTGGGTCAGCGCGTGCTGCACGCACTATATCATTAATGTTTCGTATGCCTGATTCGCTGCCAGTGTAAATGAACTGCGGTGTAAAAGCATAAATCGCTACAGGACTTAAACGAGCCAAGTCTACTGCTGTGTTTTCCAATACAGGATTGATCACAAAAGTTTCATTGGCATGGCCCATGATAGTGAGGCCATTGGGTTTGGATTCAGCTAATTCACGTGCCCCAATAATGCCTTGTGCTCCACCACGGTTGATAACAACAATTTTTAATCCAGTAATTTTGTTAACTTGTTCCACTATGAATCTTTGGGTAGAATCAGTATCTCCGCCGGGATTCCATGGCACCAGCATGGTTATTATTTTTCCCTTCAGTTCTTCGGGCATGGCCGGCAAGGATTCGGCCCATGACATGACTGGCATGAACAAAAACAATACACAAAAAAAATACTTAAAAATCTTCATAGACATTCTCCGTGGTAACTTTCCTAAAAGGTTTAACATCACTGCATTGCATGATAGTATCGTTTAGCGGGGTGCTCCTACTGAGTTGAATGCTGATTCTGGTTCTAACAATATTTTCAACCGAATGCAAAATGTCACCATTGAAATACATCCAGGTCCTAGCAGGAGCTCTTACACGATCAATTTCCTCAAGTTGCGAATAGTCATTGATCCAAGAATCTTGATTCCAATTATATTTGAGATCAGGTCGATAGGCTGTGTAATCTCCACGTTGTTTATACCATACAGTATCAACTTCATCTCCACCAAGGTCCACCACATACATTAGAATAAAACTCCTATAAAAATCAACATGTGGCATCATTCTACATGCGGTACCTTGTGTTACCGATGCTCCACATAGTCCGTAGTCTAATCCAATGTTAAGATTTACCCACTGCCGAAAACCATCACTAATATGATACATACCAGTATACGGGGCTTTTTCTATATAACCATCCAAATTTTTAACAACACGATCACGATATTTCATCTCTTCCTGTCTGTTGTGTTGATTTAGCCGGGTAGAATAATCGGCGTCACGCAACGACAATGCTTCTTGTACGAACTGTTCTGGCACAGGTGGAAAATCAACGTATTGATAGGTAAATGCATTCATGAAATCCTCGTTCATGGTGTCTCCAAAGGTTTGTTGATGAGGGCTGGTGAACAATTTCACTTACGGACGGCGTTCTGTATCCATAATACAGTAAAGACATTGCTCTGTCAAGCGTCGATTTGATCCGGCGTCGGCATGATACCGGCGCTGCTTGAGATATTTATTCAAGGTACTTACATGATATCTAATTTTGATAGCCCATCATACATCCCGTGTGCAGTGCATTAGTGCCATTGCTGCAGATGCTTTTTTTTATTGATCAAGAATGACTCCACGATCTGTTGAGGCACTAGATCTTGATAGAATTTGCCGACCAACACTATGCGATCTTCATGTTCTGAATTTTTCACAGCATGCGGGAACCGGCGTTGATTGAAAAGATACATGTTGCCAAGCCTGTGAGCCAACCATCCCATGGGAAACACTTTTAACGTGGTAGGAAAATCATGCAGTGGCATCCAAAAATTGCACAAACGAAAATTGTCCACATAGATATCTCTGTGCGGATTTACCCAACCATCAGGTGCCATCTTCAGTATCTTAAGTGAGAAAAATCTATCCCACCAATCCGGAAAAAGCTGCCGGCACAGATCGCCCAGATGATTGTCAGCATCTGCTTCAAGATTGTAGTCTAGATTAGAATCTCGGCCTTTAATCAACATGGGCTGTGCCTTGATCACTATCTCTGTCCAACCCTGCGATCTTGGCTGGAAACACCAGTCACTGTACATAATTTGTGATTTTACTGTTTTGAAATCGCCACTGCAGACAGATCGGCAATATTGATAGATCCTGTCCAAAGCATCAAGATCAAACCCTTCTATGGGCACCACGGGCAGATCGCACGTGGATGGGTGATCTCCATCCACAAGATCATCCAGCAGGTATTGATAGGACTCAAAGTCCATGTCAAAAAATTGTTGTGTGAATGCTGTGGGTGGTATCAATCCAGTGACCATAGATCTAGTAATTTATGTTGTATGAATGGATGATTGAACTGCCAAGAAAAGCATCCGTTGAGTCTCATAGTGGTACCAGGCTGATAGACAGAATCTATGCGATGTCCTTGCGTTAGCATTTCAGCGACCCAATACTCCGGCATTTGATGTTGGAACGCGCTGTTGATAAGCATGGCATCAGCAAACACGTCATCTATTGCTATGTTTTTGATATCAACCCAGTGATCGCTTTGCTCGGTGACTAGTTGATCACTTTTACCATAGAACCGTATGTTGATCACATTTGTGGATTCCAGATCGGGGATCTGAGTTTTGATAGCAGCTTTTTCTTCGTATTGATCAGATGATAAGATCTGCACGTTCTGCTCCAACACATGTCCGTTCACCGTAAACTCCAAAGCAGGTCTTTGTTTGACCCAATGTAGTTCTAGGTAAAAATCAATACGGTGCATTGTTAAAATCCGTGTGCAAGTATAGGCCCGGGTGTTTTGGAAACAAGGAACACCCGGAAATCCTCGTCTAACCTCAAGCGGCTAGAGTGTAAACCTCATCATTTGCGTTTACTTTTTTGCTTGATTTAGGGTCATCGCCTACCCCGCTGTCCACTTGACTACTCCTTGCCCTGTCGAAACCATGTTCAGGCCCATCAGAAGCACACCAGAGGTCTTTTTACAAAATACTCCCAGTCCGATGCGCTTTTGGTGGACCTGCCGGGATTCGAACCCGGGTCCAGAACACATTTTGCTTCGCTTCATACAGCGATACTGCTATTTACTACTGCGGCACCTGTCGCGGCAGATAAGGCACTGATCTTGGTCCGTGTAATTGCTGTAACAGGCGTCGTGCTTCTTCGGCTGTGTCAGCTCCAATCCTGACTTTTATCTCAGTGGTGCCAGGTCCTGGTTGTCTCACGGTGGCTTCCCAAAGTTTCATGATCAGTCCACCATAGGACCATTACCGTTGCGGAATCCAATCTGCCCGCCTTGTTCCTGGATCCTTTTCAGCACATCTTCAAACAGCATGGGGGCAAAATCCGGCAATTGCTCCACTGACACATTGAAGTACCTTGGATCGATCTCTGTGCCATACAACACTTCTCCGGTGCGGGTGTCCACTGCGCGAGCTTTCTTCACCCGCTGGTAATGCAAGTGTCCATGGATGTTGCACCCAAATCTACCAAGGCTGGCCTCATGCACAGGAATATGGCTCAGGATCATGCCGTTCATCACATGGTAGGCCCGCAGTTCACGGAAGTATGTGCGGTACTCGTCGTCACGGAAGATATCATGATTGCCACGGATCAACACTTTGTCTCCGTTTAAGCGATGCAGAGTCCGCAAGGATTTACGGTTGATAACAGCATCACCCAAGTGGTACACTTTGTCCGTGGGCTTCACACGATAATTCCAAGCCTCGACCATGGCTTCGTCCATCTCCGCGGGATCGTCCCATGGTCGCAGCTTGGTGCCGTCGTCTCGGGTGAAGCGGCACACACCAGCGTGACCAAAGTGTGTGTCTGATACTAACCATACTGCTGGCATCATGCCCTCCTTTCTTTGATTTAAAACAACAGAGACAGTTCGTCTAGGACTGGTTGTGCTTGACCGGTGTACAGGATCGCATAGCCCCCGCGGTCACGCCATTGTGTGATGTTGCTGACACGATCATCGATCAGGATGTCGTCGGGCCTGGACCGCACTTGTTTGTCTTCGCTGTAGGGACCAAACCATACAGGAATGTCGGGAAAGTATCGCTGTGCCCATGAGATCTTGTCTGTGAACGCCCAAGGAAAATCATTGTCTTTGGGTACCGCGGTCAGGAAAAGCACACGCAGGCCATGTCGATGAGCCAGATCTCTCACTCCATCTACTAGTAGATTGGCGTCCATGCACAAAGGCAGATCGCGGTAGATGCGTTGGTGTGATCGCATGCGGGCCCATTCCGATTCAGGGTATCTCTGATCCACCCTGGAGTCTCTCCCCAGTATGGCCTGGACCGTGGCATCGAAATCGGCCACCACACCGTCCATGTCTAGGTAGATCGTGATCATCGACCGCGACCCGCGGCTTTTTTCTGCGGCTTGCTACCACCTACCCGCACTGGTGCGGTGGCGGTGATCTTTGTTTCGGCACCTTCCGTGGTCTTGGCGTCGGGGTTTTGTTGTGCCCGTTTACGGGCTAGCGCTTCTTTCAGTCCTTTGATGCTCATTTCTGTCTCCTGTCGAGGCATGGCAGCGAGAGGTCGGTGTTTCTAACACACCTGCGGGCGTTGCAGGCCCTTACATCGCTGTTGATCCATGAAATTTGTTGCAAATTATTGCAAAAAGCGTTTGGGAATCAGGTGATATTCATCGTTGAAGTCTTCAATCTCGTGATAATCAATGAAAGGCCAGCTCGGTAATGTAAAGTCTACGAAATCTTCATTTACTGCTATGCGATGGTAAGACTGCAAGTTTGATTGTATTACCAGATCACTATCCAAATATCCAGAATTCACTTTGCTTTTGTACTTCAGATAATCAGCATCTTTATGATATCGGAATATGAATTCTTTCGCGGGTATTTTGTAGTCGATCCATTTGTCGCCAATAATGATATCAAGATTGTTCATGGTCCAATTCTGAAACGATCTGTCTATGTCATAGAAAGGCACAGCGTCCTCAGGAGAAAGGCCGCGCCTGAGTTGATATAGACGCATGCATTTGTCCTGCCATTTACAACAGAGATAAAACCATACTCTTAGTTCCAACCAACTTTTTATTTCTCTGCCGCTCCATGTGCAGAATTCTTGCACAAAGTCTAGATCGGGCATCACGTTTTGATCAATGCAATCCTGCCACGGCAGATTTATTTTGTGGCTACTTGATTGCCAAAAGCTGTCGTCGAGTACTCCCCACACAGTGTCACCACCGTCCCCGCTCACAGAAAAAAAATCTCGATAGTGTTGTGAATATAGCCTTGGACTGATTACCTTGACACGATCTTTGATCTTGTGTTCATAAAAACTAGGAAATTCATCGATGCTTGCTTGATTACAAATTATCACCAGTTGTTGCCTTGGAATAGTTTGCAACAAAGCAACCAAGGCTGCCGTGCTATCGATACCACCGCTCCAAAACACTGCTATGATGCGGTCTGTTGTGTTAGATATTGTTTGTGCGGTATTCATACATATATCACCAAATGTTTGTAGTTCGATGCAGAATTCATACGCTGTTTTGGTCTTGATATCAAAGGGGTGGAGCACATGACCAGAAATGTCGTGTTGCATGCCCCAGGGCCTAGATGAAAAGCAGCGATTGATTTGGTGCAGTTTTTTATATTGATCAGAGCCAAAATCGTGTTCGCTGGCAAGGTTGTTTTTGAACTTGGCTTTGAGATACCATTTAAAAATCTGGGTGTTAAATGAGAAAAAACTCATATGTTTTTGATGGCCTGCACATAGATTTCTACTGCATGATACAGACCGTCGGCATTGGTCCATCTCATGTGAGCTGCCTTGGCTGTGGCATCGGCCACCAAGTGCATGATATCCAACACAGGCTGTGCTGGTACAGATGCTGTGTCAGCGCATAACTCTTGACACTTGTTGTTGGCCGCTTCTACGATGACTTTGACCGCCCACAACCTTTCGATGTTGTCAAATTTTTCTTGCGTCATGATTGAGTGCGATAAATCGATCGGTAATCTTGCCTGTGATACTGACCGAGATCCTGGGTTGATAACCCATGTTGGCGCTGCCATGAGGCACACCATAATCCCAACTGATCACATCTCCAGCACGCCAGTCAAACCAGAAAGTTCTTCCAAACTGCATCATGTGTCCCTGTTGCCAGGGTTGCAAGGCTATCAGCACTCGCCTTATGTTGTTGTCCTTTCCCACAGATGCATCATCCATGGGATCTGCATCATCGGCTAGAAATTCATGACTGGGGCTGAAAATATCGGTGTGCCACGCCGTGACTTCGCCCGGAAACTGCACATGATATCTTGCCAGACCATGATCAAGACCTAGATGCTGCGCCAAAGCGGAGAACACACTGTCAGCACCGCAGTTCTTGATCCTGTACATGGGTTGATCTGGTGCATACCCTGCCTGCAATTTTTCACGGCGCTGTGCCTGCATGATGTCTAACTGCCGCTGACCCTTCTTGGCCACTGATCGCTCTATCGCGTTGATGCTTTGATCGTTCCAGGTTTTTTCCACCACGTTGATATTGGCCAAAATGTCCTGCAGTTCAGATTGAAAGTGTTCAACCGGAATGGTGTGTATCTTCACGAAATCTTTGTAATCAGCAGGACGCTTTGGATACAGGCCCAGATACTCGATAAATTGTGAGCGAGTGTCAAAATCTCTAAAGGTTTTTGTCATGTGGCAAATATTTATACGCAGTTTTTCCAGCGCCGATAGATGAACATGGCAGCGAGAGGTCGGTGTTTCTAACACACCTGCGGGCGTTGCAGGCCCTTACATCGCTGTTGATCCATGTTCTGTATATATGTCATGGCGGTGAGAGGCTGGCTTACAAGGCGCGTTACGGCATCACCGTTGACCCATGGTCAAGCCTACTGTGATATGTTTAAGATCCACGATGCCGGCTGAACCGGCCTTTGCTGGGCTACCAACCCAGCCTCGCGATCCCCTGATGCGTGTTCATCTCCATGCCAAGGAGCGCGGCCTATCGCGGCTACAGAGGCCCGGGGTGGGAGTGCTTCCCTCACAGTTGGGACGGATGGCTAGTCCACTTTCTCTCACAGGCTTGACCGTGGATCATCGATCCGATTCAGGCGGCCGCTCTCTGCGATCCAGATTTGGCGGCCTCAAGAGATAGTCTCTACCGATGTGGCCGGCTTCGATCTCCCTTATGGCAGTGACCACTATGCCGTTGTCTCCTGTCACTGTGGAGCGCCAGCCGCGATTGAGTTCACGCGCTCTACGAGCACCGATGAGGATGAGATCATATCTGCCGACTTTTTGAGCGGCTATTTCGCTGGATATCCGTGCCATTGCTTGCTCCTTTGGTGTGTATCATAAAGTTTAACATATTCAAAACTATGTGTCAACGGTGTTTGGCCCGCCCGGAGAGGATCGAACTCCCATTCCAAGTTTAGAAGACTCGTGTATTGTCCATTATACGACGGGCAGAATCTGGAGCGGGTAGAGGGAATCGAACCCCTGTCATCAGCTTGGAAGGCTGTCATAATACCATTATACTACCGCCGCTAGCTTGGTGGAGATGGAGAGAATCGAACTCTCAATTCCTGCTTGCAAAACAGGTGTGTTCCCATTAGCACTACATCCCCGATCGTGGAAGTGAGGGTGGGATTCGAACCCACGGTTGTGCTGCTTTGCAGGCAGTTGCCTTGGACCACTCGGCCACCTCACTATGATATTGGCTGTCCAGGCTGGCCTCGAACCAGCGACCTACGGTTTAACAGACCGTCGCTACTACCAACTGAGCTACTGGACAATGTGTTTGGTAGCGGGACCCGGAGTCGAACCAGGAACGGAGGCTTATGAGACCTCCATGATACCATTTCAATATCCCGCATGTAATTTTTAATTAACTGATCTTCTTTTTTCTCTTCCTTTGCCTTTGTTTTTAGCCTTATAAGTTTCTGTTTGGCTATGACAATTTGGACAAATTAACCTTAAGTTTGATGGGTGATTATTTGCGTGATGTCCATCAATGTGATCGCATTCAAGCGATAATGTTTTACTGTTCCAATCGGATATGCCACATACTTCACAGGCATAACCTCTGGTATCTGAAAGGTGTTTTTTAGCCCATGCCGGAATTTGTAGATTCCAAGAAATACCTTCCTCTAACCATTTTTTTATTCTTTCTTTATATTGGTAATCTTGTTGGCACTGAATGTTACAATATTTTCCAATTTTCCAGTTATACACCGAATATTCTTTTCCGCAATTTACGCAGGACCATTCTTTGGGAGTAGTTCTACGACCTCTTTTTAAATTATTATGTGTTGCTGAACAACTACTGGTGCAAAAAATTTTATGACGCTTACTATAATCTAATACCGTCTGGCAATTTTTGCACATACACGGATTTTCTAGATATTTCTTAATTCTTTCTTGAAGTTTTTGAGCAGAAGTAATTTTACTTTTTTCTGCACCTAATTTAACGGCTATTGCCTTTGAATAGTTTTGCACCACTAACTCCTTTTATTTTATTTATGATAGTGGCGCGAAACAATAAAAATGGTGCTGGAGGTGAGACTCGAACTCACGGAGGTTTTACCCGCTTGCTTACAAGGCAAGTCCAATTGCCGCTATGGGACTCCAGCAAGAACTTCACTTATATTATTGGCTCTCCGCGACGGTGACGATCCGCCCTCTTCGGTTTTGGAGACCGACATTCTGCCAACATGAACTAGCGGAGAAAGAACTTGGTGCTCCGGCCAGGAGTCGAACCTGGACCTGGGGGTTATCTACCCAAACCGCTTATAAGACGGCCTGCTCTACCGAGAGCTGCCGGAGCATAGATGGCGGTGCCAAGGGGTAACGATCCCCTTCTTCCAGCGTGACAGGCTCGTGTGCGTCCATGAACACTTTGGCACCTAGAACTGGTACACCGTAGGGGATTCGAACCCCTGATCTTCTCCGTGAAAGGGAGATGTCCTTGACCAGCTAGACGAACGGTGCATGAAACTGGTGGATGATCAGGGAATCGAACCTAACTGCCGCCACCCCGCATATTGAAGGCAACGGTTTTACAGACCATCGCGGGGAACAGGAACCATATTTGAACACACTACTGAGTCGGCGACCGTGCAGCCTCGATTGTGTCGAGCGTTATCGTGTCCTCTCCGTGAATGCTCGTTGTTCAGAGAGTAATGTGTTCAAATATGGTGCCACTGATGTGGCCACCATATGACAGGATCGTGTCCTGCCCAGCGGTCTTACCGGATCGGGATCGCCGATCTTCCATGTTCGCTGTCCGCCCGTTAGTGCTTTTTGTATAGCGCCGCATCTAGCCCTCGTTGCGTGTCTGGCGCTGGGTGTGTCAGTCCGTCTCGAACTGACCACCTATCTTGTCTCGGAGTTCGACCAATCGTCGGGCCCTGGCCATCTTTTCTCGGATCAGGCGCTCGAGATCCGGTGGATCCAGCACTGTATCAAAAGGCCCAAACTCTGTGACTGTGTCACACTCACATCCAAATTCACATTCTTTCGTCATTGTATCCCTTATAAAATAAAAAACCCTGGGTGTCGAGTCCAGGGTCTGTCGAGATTGAAACTGCCGCAATCGCTACTCAGACCCTCCGCCAATATCCAGGCATAGACGCTCGCACAGCCATGTCTGGCCTGTGGTCGTTGTTTCAAGATAGTATTGATAAGAGTTCATCATAGTCGCTATTGTACTGGTTTTATTTATACTGGTCAACCTCAATCAAGAAAAACCCTGCCAGAAGCAGGGTTTTTGGAAGTTCTGTTTCTTGGGCTTCCACCCTCAGCAGGCTCAAGCGGCCAGTGCGTAAACGCTGTCGTTGGCGTTTGTGGTTTTGCTAGGATTAGGTCCTTCGCCTGACCTGTTGTCCACTAGTGTACTGTGCCGTCAATCGATACCATGGCTGGCCCATCATAAAGAGACTAAGATTTTTTACTAAACATATCTATCACTCGAGCCTGGATACTTTTAGCGAATTCGGGTTGGGGGAAATTCCAACCTATGAAAGCACCTATCGCCAACCAAAATAGAGTTTCTAGCATTGTCAGTCTCCTTATGGTGGACCAGAGGGGAATCGAACCCCTGTCTTGCCCGTTGTTCCACTCGCTTCATACAACAATGTTTTACTGCCTTGTTATTTATGCAGCCATCACACGGCTTACCGCGGTCATGACAGCCGCGATGCGACCGATGTCTCTCAGCTGTTCCACATAGTAACCTTCCGTCTTCAAGGTATCATAATGCGCCTTCACACAGAAATGGCACCGGCCCACGATTGATGCTGCCAGGCTATAGGCTTCGAAGCGGGCCCGGGTAGTACCACCGTGCGTGGCGATGGCGTTCATCCTTAGCTGGGCAGGCAGACCTGCGAGATTGGCATCATCCACCATCTCGATATATGGATACCACACATTGTTCATGGCCATCAAACTAGCGGCAGTGATAGCAGCCTCGGCTTCCCTTTGATCGGCTAGCTGGCTCTGGATCCAGGTCCACAGTCGGGTATTGCCCGTGGCGAACACAGCGGCCAAGGCCACTGCTTCTGCTTCTTCTGTGGCCAAGGTACTGCGCTTGACCACCGCATCGATGTTCAAGCGAGTATCTTTGGCATAGTCAGGCAGGCCTTCTTTGAGCTGATCGACCCACTGCATGATCAGGCCGCCTTGAGTCGCTTGGTTTCCAGGGTGTCAGCACCTACCTGGCGATTGCACTCGCACAGTTCACCGGTCTGGACAGCATCCAACACACGGAGCGTCTCTTCGGCACTGCGGCCCACATTGAGGTTGTTCACTGTGACATGCTGGATCACGCCTTCGGGATCGATGATGAAGGTGGCACGGAGGGCGGCACCTGCAGGAGCGAAGAATACTCCCAGCTGATTCACGAGGCTGAGTTCGCCACGCTGTGTGTCAGCGAACTGGATATGGCGTATTTTCTTCAGGTCTTCGTGCGAGGCCTGCCAGCCCAGTTTGCAGAACTCGTTATCAGTACTACCTGTGAGCAACACGGCATCGCGGTCCTCAAAGTCTTGGAACAGCTTGTCGTAGGCCACTATCTCAGTGGGGCACACGAATGTGAAGTCTTTGGGGTAGAATACGATGACCTTCCATTTGCCTGCAAAACTCTGCTCGGTGATGTCAAAAAACTTGTCTGATCCAGGATTCACACCTGTCACCACAAATGGTTCAATCTTTTCGCCTACTGTTTTCATAGGTTTTGGTTTCCTTTTGGTTTGGGAGATTTGAGACCCTATGTCTCAGTGTTTCTACTATACACGAGTATATATCATAGAGTCAATGTATTTTGTGTTAAATCTCGTTACTTTTTTCCTATGGGCACCATAGCCTAACACAATAGGAAAAAAACTGCTCTGACAGCTCCGTCGCGGTGTCCTTATTTTTCGACCTACTACACCTGGTTAGACTTGCACAGACAGCCATCGCCTCTGTGGGCCCTCAGCAGGTAAAACTCCATCCTTGCAGATGGATAAGGCAGTAGGAACCTCCGCTCGCCACAGGCCCGTTGTCGCATTGCCAGCGCGGTTTAGGTTTGAACCGTACCATCCGTGATTGACTAGATCACTTCATCGTGTGGATCACACTAGGCAGTGTCACCTGCCGCGTTCTGTTGTCTTTTTTTGGCTTCTCTTTCAAGAGCCTTCTCGCGAATCTTCTGTCTTGTGGATTCGCTTATTCCTTTTTTACCTTTATTCCACGGAATATTGCCCTTCATTGATTGACTAATTTTGACTTTTTTTTCCAATGAGGAAGGCGGCCGCGGAATCATTTTGTTGCGTTTTCTTATACCTTCACTTATTTTGACTTTGTGTACTTCACTGAGTGATCCTTTTTTTCTACCTTTAAGATTTTGGCTGTTTGATTGTCCTATTTTTTTATATGTTTCTTCCGAGATAAAAGTTTGGCCCTGATGCTTATTTGGTTTTCCTTTTTTACTTAGACTAATTTTGTTTTTATGATCTTGACTACAAGGGCCATTACGGAAAAATTCTATACCGCTTCGATTCTGATTTAACCAACGAGCACTCTCAATTGCCTTTATTCTTCGTAAAATTTTGTCTTCGTGTTTGACAGCATCTTCTGCTTTACAAAATGTTTTTCTGATTGCACGAATATCAGGATCGCCATGTTCGATTACAAATTTTTTAACAAGATCTGATGAGGTTTTATAGGTCACCCAAAAATCGTTTGGAGAGCAGTGCTTAGAAAATTTTACTCCATAATACCATCGATCTAAATGGTTCCAACCAATCAAATATGTATAAGGTATTGTCATACATTTATTTATACCAAACTTGCGCTGGTTGCTCTTTACTCAGCGGGTTGACTCAGTCCCCGCCATTGGTTGATTATCACGGTTTGGTCGCCCTGTTTCCACAGCACGCCATCCCAATGGGCTCGTAGCGGAAAGGGCCAGGTACCAACGATAACTTCGTATTCACCTTCCAACACAGGAACTTGGCTGGCAGGCCACCAAGGTGTGAGTGGGATGCCTTCCCACATGTCGGGACCCGAGTCGATGGCCTCTTGGGCCTGCATCTCTTCGCCGTCCAAGACCTCTACATCCTCTTCTTCGTCGCCGTCTTCGCGGCGCTCCACACCCTCGTACACTTTCTCTCCACCTGCGATCCAGAACTTGCCTTCGGCCCACTTGCCCGTGGTGGAGTAACCGTCCGTGCCCTCCACGTCCTCGCCGTCATATTCAACGCCGGAACAGAGGTACCAATCGTCGCCGTTGCCGTAAGTGATGCGCAGTCGGGCAGGATCGAACGGTGCACGGAGCGTGATCTCACCGTCGAAAAAACAGCCCTTCTCTCCCTGGCCACCCCAGAACACTATCCGGCCATCCGGCCAATCCACGCTGTCACAGTCATCCACGAGATCAACTGTCACACCTTGACCTTCGAGGTTAGCGATGTCCAGATCCGATTTCCACAGTTCCTGGCCAGAGTCAACTTCTTCCACCGTGATATAACTGCCGCTGTCCATGGTAGCACCGGTGCCATGGAACAGATCATCGCATTCATAGGGACTGCCGGGAGTGAAAGGTCGCATGTCGTCTGGCACATCATCCCACATGCCGTTTTCGTCCCAGGAGTGGGTGTACTGATCTATGTCGATTTTCTTGGCCTTGAAGAACTCATACTGCTCTCTGCTGATCGAACCAATGTAGCATTCTCCGCCGTAGCCATAGAGCTGGATGCGCACCGGCGTGGGAGTAAATTTTAAAGTATCAATGAGCTCTTGTTTCTGTTTACGGGTCGCCATGTTATTTCCTTTCCAGTTCACGGGCCACACGATCGCGTTCCATGGTATAGACACTGTACTGCCAGCGCAGGAAGCGCCAGATCAGATCAAACATGATCAGGGCCAAGCCCACAGACAGTAAGAGCCAAGCGGTGACAATATCACCGTCCAACCACATGTTGACAAATGCAGCCATACCGATGATCATGCCCCAGAAGGTGATATCACGATACCAACCACGGAACATCCAAGCGAAAAAGCCACGGATATTTTGCATATGACGCCTTTCTTCGACAGTTTTCAAATTATAAAGCAGGCTTGATTTATTGGTCAACCACTGGGTGCCAGCCGATTTCGGCCAGATCGTGTCGGATCTCGTCTGTGACATAGCCTTCGTACACATATCGCTCGGGTGTTTGCCCATGATTGTCCGGATTGCCTAGGCTGCCTGAACAGTACCAATCCATGTAGTCGCCTTCGCCGCGGATGTCGGCCACTATGGCCCCGGCTGTGCGCCAGGAACATGACCAGATTTTATCTGTCAATACCGTCCATACATCCTGATATTGCCATGCCTGGTTGCACATGGCCGCGTAGAGATTTTGTGCGTACCCCTCGTCCCCACGCACTTTTTCTGTCAGCCACCAGCACTGGCAGATATCAAGATCCATGTGTCCGGTAGCTTCCATAGCGACAAAAAAGGGAGGACCAGCCTCCCTTTTTGTTTTACATCATGCCCATTCCGCCCGGAGGCATGCCGCCACCTGCGGCAGGCTTGTCCTCGGGGATTTCGTTGATCGAGCACTCTGTGGTCAACAGCAGGCCAGCCACGCTTGCCGCGTTGGTGAGCACGGTGCGAGTGACCTTGGTAGGATCGATCACACCTTGTTCCACCAGATCCGCGTAGGTATCTGTGGCCGCGTTGTAGCCAAAGTTGCCTTGGCCTTCCAGCACGCGGTTCACTACCACACTAGGCTCAGCACCGGCATTAAACGCGATGGCTCTGAGCGGCTCTTCCGCGGCACGCAACACGATGTTCACACCAGCAGCGAAGTCGGGATTGTTCACCGGCAGCGTGATGCTCGCGCGTTTGGCAGCGCGCAACAGGGCCACTCCACCACCAACCACCACACCTTCTTCCACGGCAGCCCGGGTGGCATGGAGAGCATCATCAATTCGATCCTTCTTCTCTTTCATCTCCATTTCTGTGGCCGCACCCACGCGGATCACTGCAACACCACCGGCCAGCTTGGCCACGCGCTCCTGCAGTTTCTCGCGATCGTAGTCAGAAGTGGCAGATTCGATCTGTGCCTGGATCGATTTCACTCTGGCTTCGATACTAGCCCGGTCACCTGCGCCATCCACGATCACGGTGTCGTCTTTGTTGACCTCCACTCGCTTGGCCTGGCCAAGATCAGCCAAGGTAACTTTCTCTAGAGTGAGTCCCAGCTCTTCTGCGATCACAGAACCACCTGTGAGCGTGGCGATGTCTTCCAGCATGGCCTTGCGGCGATCGCCAAAGCCAGGCGCCTTGACGGCCACAGTCTTCAGAATGCCGCGCATGTTGTTCACCACCAGGGTGGCCAGTGCTTCTCCTTCCACATCTTCCGCGATGATCAAGAGTGGGCGGCCCGCTTTGGCCACCTGCTCCAGCACCGGGATGAGGTCGCGGATGTTGGAGATCTTCTTGTCATGCAACAGGATGTAGGGATTGTCCAGTTCGGCGGTCTGCTTCTCTGCTGAGTTGATGAAGTAAGGGCTCAAGTAACCGCGATCAAACTGCATGCCTTCCACAACTTCCAGCTCGTTGTCCAGCCCCTTGCCGTCTTCCACGGTGATCACGCCTTTTGATCCAACCTTTTCCATGGCCTGGGCGATGATGTCACCGATGGCTGTGTCTGAATTGGCTGACAGCGATGCCACCTGCGCGATCTCACGGTTGGTGGAGCAAGGTTTGCTCACGGATTCCAGTTCGGTCACGATGGCACGGGTAGCAGTATCGATACCGCGCTTGAGGTCCATGGGATTCATGCCCGCTGCCACCGACTTGATGCCTTCACGAACGATGGCCTGGGCCAGCACTGTGGCAGTGGTGGTTCCGTCGCCCGCGCGATCCGCGGTCTTGGAGGCCACTTCGCGCAGCATCTGTGCGCCCATGTTGGCCTGCGGGTCTCGGAGTTCCACTTCTTTGGCTACAGTGACACCGTCTTTGGTGACGATGGGGGCACCGAAGCTCTTCTGGATCACCACATTGCGGCCTTTAGGACCCAGGGTTACTTTCACAGCATCGGCCAAGGTGTTTACGCCTTCGACCAAACGGTCGCGGCTGTCTGAGCCGAATTTTACGGATTTTGCTGACATATCATGATCTCCTTTTATTGTTCAATGACGGCGAAGATGTCATCTTCTTTGAGCACGGTGATTTCCTCACCATCCACTTTCACTACCTGGCCTGTGTACTTGCCGAACAGCACTTCGTCACCGACTGTGACAGCCATCGACAACACAGTACCATCTTCTAACCTGCGGCCAGCACCCACGGCCAACACACGGCCACGGTTGGGTTTTTCTTGTGCTGCATCAGGGATCACGATGCCCGAAGCGGTACGGCTTTCTGCTTCGAGGATTTTTACGACCACGCGGTCGTGTAGGGGTTTGAGTTTCATTGCGTTTTTCTCCTTTAGGTTAAGCAAGAAAATTTGCGCAGTCCCAATGGGCACTGAGCAAACTATATTTATACAGGATTGATACCGCTGTGTCAAACGATTCTGGATCTTTCGGGGAAAAAATCCTGCATCTGTCCCTCTCGATCGAGATCTAATGTTACACAATGTATACCACCATCCCAAAAGTATCGGTGCCTAAATGGTGTCACGTGTGGCGTGATACCATGACGATCTAGTGCATCGAAAACTTTGGAATTTTCGTTGAAAACCATCACATTTTTTGGGTCGACGATCAGCATATTAACATCAAACACTGTTTCTTGTACATATCCAGTCCAATGCGATAACCATGTTTCCACAGTTTCAATTACGGCATTATCATATTCAAATCCCGGAATCCACCATTTTCCACTGTTTTTTTCCTTGAGATGCAAGAATGGTTTGACTTTCGACCAACTTTGTTCTGGAAGATAAACCACCTCCCAGCCTGGAAAAGTATCTGAATATGTAGGCACATCATTTAGGCTGATAATCAACCCTGGACATACAGGACAGTAGGTGCCATCACTGTGCCCACCTGTATCAACAATGTGATTGCGAGTGTCCGTGAATTCTTGATCCAGTAATTCTTGATACTGCTCGGTGTTCTGCCCATATTCTGTTGTGCCAAAATACAAATCTCGACCCACACGGCTGACATAAGCCCCGTTGGTAAAATTACCCAGGCTTGATTTTACCACATTGCCTTGCTGTCTGATATGTTCGAAGATATGGTCATAAGATGAATAGAATTGTAGATATTTGTCAAGACTGTGTAGTTCTCGACATTCAGTCTGTATTTCGATGGGCAATTGGTTGAACTGGTCAAAACTATCACATTTTGGCCAAGTGGGGTCTTTAACGTTGTCGTAAAATTTTGCAAAATCTAACTGATATCCCTTGTAGAACCTATCACCAATCATGACCATACAATCTCTTGGTGTCATGGGCGGCGGCAGATATCTCCCATCGATAAAGGCATTGTGGGGCAACAGAGGTCTAAAAGTCTGCACACCAAATTCGTTTAGTTTGCGTATGATCGCCTGATAATCTTCTTCGGTCTCTACGGCGATTTTTTCAAATAGATTTCTTACTCTGGTGTTTTTGATCCATTTATAGAATTCTGGTGGATACGATTGTCCCACTACGCAGGCCCGGAGAGGATCCCAATGTTGGTAAACACTGTATTTGGACATTTATTGTGTCTTCCGTTGGATCAGCATTGCCCGGATATAGGCTTCTTGTATGACATCCAGCACAGGCAAATCAACAGCCGTATTTTGCACCAAGAGATCAACCAGGTTATCGCAGTTTTTTTTGATATCTTTGTAAACCTGTCGCACAAGAAATTTTCGATGCAGATCGACAAAATCTTTGTGGTCTGCCATGAATGGCATCTTCAAAAAATCAGACAGATCGGCCATTTCTTGCATGAATTTATCTTCTTGATAGAAACATCCAAACGGAAATTCGTAAATCTTGCAGTCTGTGTGTATCTTTGATTCCTGTGCTTTGATAAAGCCCTGTTCTGCTGGGTTCAAAAACCCAATCTGGAAAAATTCAATCAGTATATCTCTTGGACAATGGGGATGATCCGAGTCTAATGTCAGAATGCTGAATCCATGTTGCTGTTCACATTCTTGACGGATGTGCTCAGGCAAGGTATAGTAATCCGCGATGCATTTTATTTTTGGCCAACTGGGATCTGCTATGGCCCTATATGCTGCAAATACATCTTGCTCGTTGAAGAAAGCAGCGACGAGATTGTCTAAAACACATTGATAATGGACATTGGAAAGTTTGTGATAGGTATCGATTTCCAATTGTTCCGGCTGGATATTATAATCACCCGCACGAAGCAAACTCACACACTGCAGAGGCAAAAGATCGTCAGGTTCGATATGGATAGATATCACTGTTTCATTGGTCAGCGTTATACCATAGGTGGTGAAGTGATTGCATTTGAATAGTGGGTCTGCGAGATATTGTTTTTCGTGGGCGGCGTTAAAGAGATTGAAAGGCAATGCCGCGGCCGTTGGTATCCCAGCCAAGAATCGATTGCACACGAACTCCAGATAATTGCCATGGCTGCCGCCTTGGAAATCTATGTATATCTTTTTTGTAGGATCCAAAATGTGTTTGTCAGTAATATCAAAAATGGTGGGCTGTCTGGGATTCTAACCCAGGATCAACGCTTTATGAGAACGCTGCTTTAGGACACTAAGCTACCAGCCCATTAGACTAATATAACAAATAGATATTTACAAGTCAATGTCATTATTTGGTCATAACTGCCGTTTTGGCACTGCACGATCAACCTAAATACAGATATGACGAGAACTTATCGAAGCATCTTCATCTCAGACGTTCATCTCGGCACCCGAGACTGCAAGGCCGAAGCCCTCAACAATTTCCTCAAGCACAACACATGCGACACCCTGTATCTGGTAGGTGACATCATCGACGCCTGGAAGATCCAACGCAACAAATGGCGGTGGAAACAGAGCCATACCAACCTGGTCCGCAGGGTGCTGGGCCATGCCAAACGCGGCACCCGGGTGGTATTCATAGCCGGCAATCATGACGAGTTCCTGAGACCCATGATACCTTATGGCATCGGCTTTGGTCTGATAGAGATAGCCAACCAAGCCGAACACATCGGCCGAGATGGCCGCCACTACCTAGTCACGCACGGTGACATGTTCGACGGAATCACCAGGGTGGCACCTTGGTTGAGTTGGTTGGGCGATGGTGCCTATGACATGGTTTTGAGGCTCAACACACAGTTCAATTGGATCCGCCGACGCATGGGATTTGGCTACTGGTCCTTGAGCAAATATCTCAAACACAGAGTAAAGAAAGCCGTGGACTTCATGTTCCAGTTTGAGCGTAACTTGGCCGCATACTGCAAGAAGCGTGGGTTCGACGGTGTGATCTGCGGGCACATACATCATGCCGAGATCAAACAAATAGACGGGGTAGCATACATGAACGACGGCGACTGGGTGGAATCCTGTACCGCCCTGGTGGAGCATCACGACGGACGCTGGCAGATAGTGACATGGACCCAGGAAAAAGACGATGTGGATACTCGTGATAATATCGGTACACATCAACAACCCCTCTGATGTACCAGGATGGGTGCGCATACCCATGGAGAATGAAGCACAATGCGAGCGGGCCCGAGCCGGAGTCACCTCCTGGCTCAAGTTTGGCAGTTTCAAGATAGAAACCAGATGTGAATCTAACCCAGGAGCGAGACCATGACCACATTCTTTTTAGGTTTAGTGCTGTTGATGTTTTGCCTGCCCGTACGGGCCGATGCCATACGCACCGCGGGCGATTGGTTGCAGATCGGCATCCCGGCCTTTGCGTTGGGACGTGCCCACGGCCTCGGTGACAGCGAAGGTGTAAGGCAGGCCGGCACCGGCATCGTGACCAACATGCTGGCCACGCAGTCTCTGAAACTGGCCACCGATCAAACCAGGCCCGATGGTGGCAATCTCAGTTTCCCCAGCGGACATACCTCGGCCGCTTTCCAGGGAGCGGCTTTCCTGCATCGCAGATATGGTTGGGAAGAGGCCTGGCCACACTACTTGGCTGCTGGTTTTGTTGGCTACAGCCGTGTGCATGCCCGCAGGCACTATTGGCGAGATGTGATAGGTGGTGCCGCGGTGGGCATAGGTAGCAGTTGGTTGACCGCCACGCCGCGCGACAGATCCAGTCTGACCTTGGCCTTGGAAGGGGATTCTGTGCAAGCACGCTATACCAGGACCTGGTGATGACGACCATCCTGATCATCACAGACAACCTACCGGAGCAGATCAATGGCGTGGTCACTACCTACAAGAACATTGAAGCGTGTGCGATTCTGGCGGGATATCGCATTGTTTACATTACTCCCGGGGACTTCCGCTACTTTGATTGTCCTGGCTACAACGAACTCAAGATTGCCGTTCCCCGGGAGATCGGCCCGAAGATTGAGGCGGCTGGTGCGGATCATATCCACATCGCCACAGAAGGTCCTCTGGGTCTGTTTGCTAGAAAATATCTTTCAAAACATGGTCTTCGCTACAATACTGCTTATCACACTCGCTTTCCTGAGGCCATACATCAGTTGGTAGGCGTGCCCGAAGCCATCACCTGGAGTTACATACGCTGGTTCCATCGGCACGCTGGCCGTGTGCTCACGACCACGGACACCATGGTCCAGGAACTCAGGAACCAGGACTTCGATGGTGACATAGTGGCCTGGACACGCGGAGTGGATCGCGACGTGTTCACACCTAGGCTGGGTGGATCAGGCACCGGTGTGCTA